TTCAAGGTCAAAGCACCGGAGGACGTTCGGCACCACCCTGACCATCGTGGGCCAGGGCCGCGAGCAGAAGCTGAAACTGACCTACCGCCACCTGCTCAAGGACGCCTACAAGGCGCTGATGGACAAGCTGGCGGCCGGCGAGATCACCCCGGCGCAGGCGGTCTTGGAGCTGGTGGCCGAGTGGGACGCTGATGTGGACCTGGACACCGACGGCGTGGAAACGGCCCTGCAGCATCAGATCGGCCTCGACACGGCGATCATCCACGGCTACGCCCAGGCGATCCAGGTGGCCCGCAAGGGAAACTGACAGAGGCGGTGGGGGCGTTGTACTGGCGCGCCCCCACCGAGGCCGAGCTCGCAGGCACCGGCCTCAAGGCCAAGCACTTCACCGCGCCCGAGGTTGAGCTGTGGCCGGAGTGCGCCTTGCCGATCACGATCTATTCGCGGGTCTCCACCCAGTGGCGCAGCAGCGCCGGGGGCCTGATAGGGCTGGACTACCAGGAGGTGCACCGGGAGCTGGACCGTGAGGGGCTGGAGGGAGACCGCCGAGAGGAAGTGATGGCGGGAATCCGGGTCATCGAAGCGGCAGCCCTGGCGTATTTTGCGGAGGCCAGCAAGTAGCGATCCTGCTACGATCCGCCCGTCAACAGAAGTGGCGGGGAACCATGGCGCTGATCAATTGCACGGAATGCGGACGCGAGGTGAGCGACAAGGCCGCCGCGTGTCCAGGGTGCGGGGCGCCGGTTGTGCCGCCACCGTTGGCTGCACCTGCTCCTCCCCCGCCGCTACCGCCGCCCCCGCGGCAAGAGCCCATGCCGAGAATTAAGGGGCTCTGGCTGTATGTAGTCCTGCTCGTGGCGGTCTTGGCAGGTGCGACGGTGTGGGGCGTACTTAGCCAGCCGACGCCGGAACAGAAAGCCGCGGCGGCTGCTCGTAAGGCAAAGGATGAAGCCATTGCAGCGGAACAGCGCGCACAACAGGAAAGCCGTCGCCACGAGAAATTCGCGGTTGAATTCTGCGAGACGCGATACAAGGAAATGAACGCGGACCGACAGTACACGCCCGCTATGCTTCGCCTTCATTCGATGACCTGCCGAAAGATGCGCGACGATTACAGGGCGAAATGGGGTCAAGACCCCTAACGCCGAAACCAGCCGCAGAAGAAGCCCGCCCTCCGGCGGGCTTTTTTATTGCCCGAGGAAAAGCAATGACAGACGCCGCCATCGGTACTGCGCGCATCGATGTAACCGTCGACACGTCGCAGTTCGACTCCGCAGTTTCCGCCGCAAAGCGTGCTGTCTCGGACATGTCCACGTCCGCCCAGCAGCAGTATCAGCAACTCGCGGGCGCCGAGAAGCGCCGTGTCGACGCGCTCGTGCGGCAGGCCGATACCCTCGGCATGACCAAGGCACAGCAGCTGGCCTACAACGCCTCGCTGCGCACCAGCGGCCCGATCTTGGACGAGATCGTGAAGAAGCTGGCGTCCGGCGAGGCCGCGGCAAAGAAGGCCAGCGCCGAACTGAACAAGTACGGCATCAGCGCCGCCCAGCAGGCCGCCGCGCTCCGCGGCACGCCGGCTCAGATCACCGACATCTTCGTCTCCCTGCAGGGCGGCCAGCGTCCGATGACGGTCCTCCTGCAGCAGGGTGGCCAGCTCAAGGACATGTTCGGTGGAATCGTTCCGGCGGCGCAGGCGCTCGGGGCGCAGCTCGCGGCCATGATCAACCCGGCAACCATCGCGGCGGGTGCCCTGGGGGCGCTGGCCTACGCCAGATACACCGTAGTGGAACAGCAGGCCGAGTTCGACCGTATTCTCATCCGCACAGGCGCGAGCACTGCCGCGCTGACCGGCGACTTCCAAGAGCTGATCGCAAACCTGGATGCGCTTGAGGGGGTTTCTCGCGGAGGCGCCGCGGACGCCATCATGGCGGTCGCCAATTCGGGCCGGTTCGCTGGTGAGCAGTTCGACATCGTCACGCGCGCATCCGCTCGTATGCAGTCATCCATGGGCGACGGGGTGGACAAAACCGTCGCCAAGTTCGAGGAGATCGCAAAATCTCCGGTCGCGGCCCTGCTCAAGCTGAACGAGACGGAGCACTTCCTCACCGACACCCAGCTCCGGCGTGTCGCAGCTCTGGAGGATGAGGGGCGGGCACAGGATGCTGCAGCCGAGGGTGTGCGCATCTACGGCGAGCACTTGGACGATGTTGCCACCAAGGCCGACGCGACACTTTCCTCGATTGCTCGCTGGTGGCGTGATGTGAAGGACGACACCACCCATGCATGGGGCGAGGTTGGGATTTACATGCAGCTGCTGGACAAGGTGATCGAGAAGCAGAAGCAGTCCCGTTCGATCAGCTTCGGAGATCAGCTTAGGACGGTAGGCCGGATGAGCGGCAACGTCGCTTCTCTTGCTCCTGATGGCTGGATCTCCTCTGGCGCGACGCTGGCAAATGCGCTCGGAAAGAAGTGGCTGGAGGAGAAGGCAGGGGGAGCCGGTGGACAGTTCGGCGACGTCACTGCGCGTGTTGTGGGTGGTGGCGAGGTCGTAGGGTCGAAGGAGGCCGGGGCTGCCCTTGATGCGGCTCGTGCGGAGAGGAAGAAGGCTCAGGATGAGTGGGATCGGTGGGTTGGCCAGAACCTCAGCAAGCGCGAGAAGCAGCAGGCCGAGGAGAAGCGAATCCAGGAGGCCGGCAAGAAGCTGGGGCTGGATCAGGCGAGAATTGACGAGCAGATCGCGGCCTCCCGCAAGAGGTTCGCCGAGGCTGAGTCCAAGGGGCGCAAGTCGACCGATCCGACCGTGGCACTGGCGCAGCGGATCAAGCAGCAGATCGCCCTGAACACCGAGCAGTTGCAGGCGGAGGCGAAGCTGACCACGAGCCAGCGCCTGCGCATCCAGGTGGAACAGGAACTGCTCGACCTTGGCGCAAAGGCCGCGCCGGAGCGCCGCGCCGAGATCAACCAGCTGCTCAAGCAACTGGACGCGACCGGCGAGCTGGTGGACGCCAAGGAGAAGGAGGCGCGCGCCACGGAGCAGCTCCAGCGGCTACAGGCGCAGATTCGGGTCTCCGAGGAGAACCGGCTTCGTGCCAACACCATCGACCTGCTGATGTACGGGCGTGGCGGTGATGCCGTCGAAATGCTGCGCCGGCAGCTGGACATCCAGCGCGAGTACGAGGAGGGCTTGAAGCAGATCCGCGACCGGGGCGTGGCCGCCGACTCGGAAGAGTGGCGTCGGCAGGAGCAGGCGCTACGGGAGAGCCGGGAACGGATGCTGGACGCTGAGAGGGAGTTCCAGCAGCGGCGACTGGCGCTGATGGGCGACTGGCGCGTCGGTGCCAATGCCGCGCTCGAGGACTATCTGGCGGCAGCGGCGGACGTCGCAAGCCAGTCCCGCGATCTGTTCGCCAACGCCTTCCAGGGAGCGGAGGACGCGATCGTGCGCTTCGTCAAGACCGGGAAGCTGTCGTTCTCGGAGTTGGCGGATTCGATCATCGCGGACCTGGCGCGTATCGCTGCACGGCAGATGATCACCGGCGTCCTCGGTAACGCCATGGCCGGCTTGTTCGGCGGCGCCACCGCGGCGGGGAATGCGCTCGTCAGCGGCGGAACGCAGAGCATCACCGCGGGTCTGATGGGGCAGCTGATCCCCAACGCCAAGGGCGGCGCCTACAACTCGCCGAGCCTGTCGGCCTACTCCGGCGGGGTGTACGACAGTCCGCACCTGTTCGCGTTCGCCAAGGGTGCCGGCGTGTTCGGAGAGGCGGGGCCGGAGGCGATCATGCCGCTCCGTCGCGGTCCAGACGGGCGCTTGGGCGTCTCTGCTGCCGGCGGTGGCTCGATCGACGTGACAGTCAATGTTCACGGCGCACCGGGCGGGGCATCAGCGACTGCCCGGCGCAACGAGGCCGGCGGCATTGATATCGACGTCCTGCTTGATCAAGTTGACCGCTACATCGGATCGAATATCGCTAACGGTACGGGCTCTACATATCAGGCTCAGAAGTCGCGTTTCAGGCTTAGCGACGCGATCTAGTCTTGAGCGGGTGGTGAGCCCATATGGCGCAGGAGGCTGTCGGCAATCCTGCCGACGGCCATTGTGTTGTGCTGTGCCGAGTGCGTAACGCGCTCCAGTTGGTCATCCGGGATGACGTGTCGAAGGCGCCTGATCGAATCCCCGATCTGCTCTTCGGCGGCCGAAATGAGGTCTCTAAGGGTGCCGCGTGCGTCATCGCTATCTCGGGCGGCGAGCGCCAGGGCGAGTGCGACAAGGACAGTGGTGGATACGGAACTCCCGATTCGATCCAGTTCTGACTCTTCCATAACCTTTCCATAGGGAAGCGAGGTCTGATTGTAATGGCTGTTTTTCCAAGCTACGCGCACATCCTGACGGATGGCTTCACGGAGTCGTTCGACCCTGCGGTGGAGCGCACCGAAATGGAGCGTGGCGTACCCAAGCAGCGCCTGTTGAACACGCAGGTCATGGTTAAGGTGAACGCTACGGTGTTCTTCCGGAAGAAGGAGGACATCGAGGCTTTCGAGTCGTGGTACTTCGACACCATCAAGCGCATCGGCTGGTTCCAGATCAAGCACCCACGGACGGGTGCGACGATCACCGCGCGCTTTGAGGGTGGCAACATCGGCACTCTCTCCCCGCTGGGGCCGGCGTTCTTCATCGCCAGTCGGGCGGTCGTGATGGAGTACCTGCGATGACGACCTTCACCGAGCGCCGGCAGCGTGTTACCGACACGGCCGGGACGCTGCTGTTCCTGGAGATCACTGCCCCCTCGTTCGGCGAGACCCTGCGGCTGGTGAACGACACGCAGAACTGGACGAGCAACGGGATTGAGTACGTCGGCGTGCCGTTCGGGTTCAAGCTGCCCAGCGACGTGGGCGGACAGACGCCGCGGGCGGTGCTGACCATGGACAACGTGGGCCGGGGCATCACGGAGGACTTGGAGCGGCTGCTGCCCGGCGACGTAGTGATGGCCCGGCTGCTGCTGAGCGACCGAGCTGCCCCCAACGTCATCGAACGGACCTTCCTGCTTCCGCTGACGCAGGTGTCGGTCAACGCCAGGACGGCGACGGCGCAGTGCGGCTACGACGCGATCATGCGCCAGCAGGCAGTGCGGCTGCGCTACAACCCGTTCACCGCGCCGGGGGCGTTCTGATGCGCCTGGCCGATGTGGAGCGATTTGTCGCCATCCCGTACGACGAGCGGGAGTTCGACTGCGCCGACCTGGTGGTGCTGGTGCAACGGGCGTTGTTCGGCCGCACGGTTCAGCTTCCAGGGCGTCGACCGCGGGGCGTGGAAGGGCAGGCGGCCCTTGGGGAGCTGTCGCGCCCCTATGGACGACGAACGGACACGCCACAGGACGGGGATCTCGTCCTGATGGTCGAACACGGACAGAAGCGCCCCGGCCATGCCGGGGTTTTCTTTTTCCTGGCCCACGAGGGCTGGGTACTCCACACGAACGGGCGCAACGGCTGCAGCGTGCTGCACCGCTTGCGCGAGCTGCCCGACTTCGGGCTGAGGATAGAGGGCTACTACGCATGGGCGTGATGCAACAACCGCCGCTTGGGCCGGGCCAGCTGATCGTGACCCCGCCTCCGCTGATG